CGCTCGATCGGGATGAAGTCGAAGACAGTGGGCGGGCCTGCGTAGTCGATTCGATAGAGGACGGTATCGGTGAACACCGCCCCCGCCGCACCACCTACAGCGCCCGTGATTTGGTTGACCCACCCACCTTCGAGCATGTCGTTGAAATCGGATTGCTTCGACGCCGCATCGGCACTTCCCACCGTGGGCCAGTCGGTAGGATCGAAGATCGCCGGCCACCAGACGCGATTCGGGACGTTGCCATCCGTCGAATCGAAGGTATTCCCAACCATCAGGAAGCCGGGGTAGATCGCGGCTACATATCTTGCTCGGGGAGCTGCGGCGGCCAGGTCTGCAAATGCAGACGATGTTCCCAGCGTCCAGGTCTGGATGTTGTTCGAATGGTTGGTCGCGATGACCCTCGGCGTTCCACCAATTCCCGAGAAGGCAAAGCTCCAAAACCCGTCCCCGGGCGTTGAGTAAGTGGCTCCCGACACGTCGCTCCACGTCGCCGTGGAGAGCTTGTAGAGGTTCGTCTCATCCCCTGCGAAGTGAACCACGTTGCCCGCCGCGTCCCGGGCCGCAAAGGCGCCCTGACACCTATCCGTGAGCGCGTTTGTTGCAACATTTAGGTCGGCAAAGGGGCCGTAGGAACGTAGGGTCCGCGGCACCGCGTTCTTCGCCTCCGTCGCCCCCGGATTCATTAGGTCCGGTTGGTCGGGGAGGTATTCACCGAACGGAATCATCAGAAGCCTGTCGGCCGCAGCCGGCCCGCGGTGACGCGCTGGACCGTCTCATCGGTCAAAGCCTTCAGCTCGTCCCGCTCCCGCTGCTTCTGCACTTCCGCCATCTCCGGGTCTTTGATGACATCGGCGTAAAGCTCGAACTTCGCCCGGGTCCGGATCAGCGCCTCACCTTCGTTCGTCCAGATGCCGGACCCGCTGCCGCTCGTCGATCCCGAGAGACTTGAGGCCGTCTCTTTCCTCACACCCGAGACCTGAATGGCTCGGGCCGTGAAGGGAATCGGATAGAGGCGGATCTTCTCCTGATACCAGACCCAGTCCGTGGGATCGCCGGTATAGGAGGAGTTGCTTTGGATGTTCTCCAGGTAGCCCCAGTCCCGGCGGATCAGGGTATAAGTCGAGTTGTTGACCGTGATCCGGACTTCATCGATCATCGCCATCTGACCGATATCTGCGGAATCCGAGGACGTGTAGAATTCCTGCTCCGCCACGGTATTGAAGGTGAAGGTGTATTCGTTGAACCAAAACCTTTGCCGGGCGTAGTGGTCGGTTGCGGAGCGGATGGCCAGCGCGATCTGGCTCGTCAGATCCGCCCGCGCAAGTTCGTCGGCGATTCTCGTCTTCAGGTCAGCCAGCGTCGCCATTGCAAAACCTTATGTGCATTTGGATCCCGCGCCCGATGACCCGCCCGCACTTCGGGCAGGTGTTCTTCGGGACGATCTTGACTCTCTCCTCCTGCCGGTAGGCGTCACGCCTTCGCATATCGCCACCACTCGTCCGCGTATTGACATGCCCCGATCATGTCCGGCGTGCCTCTCGTGAAGTGAACCGCGGCGGGATCGATGTCGTCCGAGCTCCACCCCTCCAGCCAGTTCCACTTTTCATCCACCCCGCCGATTTCATCGTCGGTGAATCCGAGGAACCCATGGAGGTGGCCGCCGGCCATCTTGTTGACCTGGTACTTTGAGAGAATCCGGCACTTCCAGGGCCGGCAGAGGTAGAGCGAGCTCCAGTTCTTCCGCGCGTAGAGGCTCTGTTTGACCCCGTCCATCTTGCTCGTTTCGGGCGGGCGGTGGTCGTGCTTGACGCAGAAGATCGCCTTCTCTGGATCCTCCTCCGCCTGTCTCCGGCATTCCTCGAAGAGCTCGTTGAAGTCCGCCCGCCACATGAAGTCCGGGTCCATGAAGCACGCCCATTCCCCGTCGAAATTCTCCAACGCAGGGATGAGAAACCGCGTGAACGAAAACTGCGTCGAGAACGGGCGCCCGTCTCTCATGTCGTGGTACTGCGTCCCACCGTCGTCTCCGGTCGTGACGCGGTACTCCCGCCAGTAGAGTCCCTTTTTGCGGAGCTCGTGTTCCTTCAGATATTCGATGTCGAGCGGCGAAGACGCGTGTTTTTGAAGGCTCTTGACGCAGACCTCCGCGGCCGTGATGTCCCGGGGATCCCAGCCGATATAAATTTTCATCGCCCCACCACCACGAACGCTTTGGGAGTGATGCTCGCGGTCACGATCTCGAACCGCGACCATATCCTCGGCAGCCACCACTTGTAGGACTGCACGATCAGGTGTGCGTTCCGCCCGTCGGGAAGGGTCTTCACGGCGGGGCGGGTCGCCACCTCGAGGAATACTGCTATACGCGTCACCCGCCTGAGATCGTCCAGGACAGCCTCAAGGCATTCGGGCTCGACATGCTCCAGGACATCGGTGCAGGCCACGACATCGGCCGGCTCCGGAGGATCGTCCTTTCCCTCGATGGCGGGGTCGTATTCTGTGACCGTCAAACCGGAGCCGAGAAGCGCCCGCCTCAAACTTCCCTTTCCACAGCCGTAGTCCAGAACCGACTGGCCCCCCGTCATCTGACAGAGGCCCGTTATGTTTTCGGCGTGCTTTGATCCACCGCCACCGTAGTCGTTTCGGACCTCATGCAGCCGCTTGTTCTGTTCCCGGTAGTCCGAGGAAATCAACAACCTGTTTCTCCATTTCCAGCAGGGCAGACTCCCAGTCGCCCCGGATGAGCTTGACGGATTCGTACCAAGGCATGTCGCCGGTCACGCCGTACCGCCAGGACGGTTTCTCTGGTGTGAGGACGAGACACGGAACCCCTAAGGCTCCCGCGATATGGACGGCGGTCTGACACACCGTCACGACCAGATCACAAGAACCGATCAGGGAGGCGACCTGGTCCATGTCCTGGGCTTCGGCATATTCCGGCCAATGCTTGATCGGCGTGCCCTCAACCTCCGTACCGGCCTGTGGTGTGTACTGAAGCGAGACGAGCTCAACGGGGAGATCAAACAACCCGCTGAAGGCTTCGACCGGAACGGAGCGAAGGTCGATCCGCGTGTTCAAGACGCCTCCCTGCCAAGCGACCCCGATACGGGTCTGGTCCGAGACCAAGGCCTCGGTTTTGAGAAATGGGGTGCCGGGGAAATCTTCTGGTGTGTTCCGCCCGAAGAGCATCGGCAGACTTCCCAGCGCGATCCAGGCCTCCGCATCGGGGTCGGTTTCGTGGGAGTGGGTGCCGACCACCTCAACCTCCGGGAAGGAGTCTTGAAACAGTTTTTCGAGCCGGGGCGCACACTCCAAAATGATGTGGTCCGCCGCTTCGATTGCATCCGGAAGACAGGATGCGAACATGATCTCATCGCCGAGCCCCTGCTCTCCGTGGATCACAACTCTCTTCCGAGAGCCGTCCCACATCGGCAGCCGCTTGGAATAATCTCGGGGGACAGCGTTCTTGCTGCCCTCGTTCAACCGGGACTCGTGCCACGGCCAGGCCTCTCCGAATCTCTGCATTTCCAAGAGTCCGAGGGCCTTGTTCCATCGTCCCCCGGAATGGTTTGGATCGATCTCAAGCGATTTCTCCGCCCATTCCAGAACCTTCTCCGGTTGACCTTCGTTGACGTAGGCGGCGGCGATGTTGGATGGGATGTCGGCGTGTTGGATCCGCTCCATCGCCTGCATGTAGTATTCTTCGGCAAGGTCCACCTCGCCCATCCGCTGCAGGCAAATCCCCATATTGTTGTAGGCTTCGCCGAACTCCGGCATGTAGGCGAGCGTATGCTTCAGCAGCAGCACCCCAAGCCCAAAGTTTCCCCGCTCCATGTGCAGGGTGCCCAGACGATAGGTGATGTCCGGATTGCCGATGGACCGGCTCAAGCATTGATTGTAGAGGCTTTCCGCCCGGTCGAGGTCGCCGGACTTGTGATAGTCCGTCGCCAGCTCCAGGACTTCCTGCCCCGTGCCACGCTTCATGAAAAAAGAGGGAGCCGAAGCTCCCTCCCCCTTAGTCGAGGTGATAGAACAGCGTGAACCGGATGTCGCACGAGGCAGACGTCGCCACCCCGTTGTTCGCGGTGACCCAAGCAAACTGCTCCACTGTTGAGTCCGTCCAGGACACCCCGAACGGAAGCGTTGTGGCGCCGTTCACACCCCGCATGTGGGTGATGCCGGTCGTGGAGGTTACGGCGAGAAGGGCGGACGCGCTCGCGGCTTTGTCGGTCGGATACTGAATACCCAACTGCCAGGTCTGCGAAGCGCCCGCGCCGTCATCGACGTAGAACATGAAATCCACGATTGCGGCGCCGTGAGGCACTTTGGCCAGAAGGAACGTCGACGCCGCGGTGCGCGTGGTCGTATCCGCAACGCCGGATCGTGCCACGTTCATTCCCGCATGAAGCGTCCGGGGCTCAGACTGAGCCAGAGATGCAGTAAGCGTGCTCATATCTTCCTCCCTAGTTGTTCTCGAACGTCGAGACCACGATGGTCGCGAAGTCGATCGAGTTGAAGACGTTCTTCTTCAGGCCCCAGATTTGACCGCCTGCGACACCCAATTGGTTGCCGTAGTCGAACAATTCTTCGTACCAGTTCTGCGTCCCATCGCCGGCCCCTTGAGGACGGCCGAAGGCAATGGTGGCGGCCTGAGCCCCACACAAAACCGACCGATAGACGTTGGCCGACGGGCTCACAACGCGCGTCGATTCGTGAAGAATGACGTTGTTGTAGATCCCGAGGGCGCCGGAGAAGATGTTGTTCTGCTCCTTGTCTCTCGGTCCCGCGTCCTTCTGCGCGTCGAACCACGTAATGCGGGCGCCGCTGTTTCCAGCATCCGTCCGCAGGCTGAACACCTGCTGGGGATGGAGGAACATGCAGTAGTACTTCCCGCCGTTGTGGGCGATGGGCCGGAGGATCGGCGTGGCTTCTTTCGCGTTCAGCACCGCCCGGTCGATATAGGTCAACTGGAAGTGTTGCGACGCCGAAAGCGAGCCCTCGGTCGTCGAACCGCCGTCCGCGTACAGGATCCGGGTGTTGCCGGCCGCGCTCGTCGGCGCGGTGGTGGCGTTGTGCCCGGTGTACTTGGTGTCGGTCTGCGCCGAGTTGCCGCAAATGTGATTGAAGAAGACCGTGTCCATGCGATCCGTCCACCAGTCCTTGAGGCCCATCAGGGATTCCTCGCGGACGGAGAACGGAACGCGTTGCTCCGACATTTTTCCCGCCGATCGCACCGCGTGGCGCAACTGGTTGATGAAGATGTTGTCCGAGTAGGTGGTCAGTGCTTCTTCGTTGCCTTCCAGCGTTGCATCGCCTTCGATGCCGTCGCCGGAGAGCAACATCCGCAAGCCGCAGGTAATGCGGTCGCCCGCATCCTTGGAAACCTCCCGCTTGATCTGGATTAGGTTCTCCGAACCCTCTCCCATGAATCTTGCGAAGTAGGTTTCCGCAAGGGCTTCGTGGTGAAGTTTACGAGCCCATTGCTTCACAGCCAGCGGGTGATTCACGCCATAGCTTGTCGTCGCCATGATGTATCTCCGCTAAATTGAAAGGACTCTCTTCACGCCGAGAAGGCGAACACCGCGTGCGGCGCGGCGGTCCGTAAGGTCGTTTAGCGTCTCACCAGGACGAAGGGGTCATCCCCCCATCGCCTTCTTCCACTCTGAAGGCGACAGCTTGGCAAATTCCTCGTCCGACATTTCGGCGAGGGATTCCAAAGACAGTTCCGTTTCCGGCTGACCGCCGGCGGACGACATGCTCTTGGCCGCGGCCTGGGCCTGGCTCGTCCGTTCAATCTTCTCTTCCGCCGTCTCCGGGGTGTAGCCCCGGGCCTTAGCGAGCTCGTAGACCTTCTTGGCCGGGTTCTCGCCGGCCTGCATCGACGTCGCCGCCAGGGCGTACATCTCCGAGGTAACGGCTTCCTGCGCCTGGGGACCGTAGATGGCCTGCATCTCGGTCATCCGCTGCGACCAGTAGTGATTCGCGGCCGCATCGAAGTCCGGCGCCTCCTGCTTGAACGTCGCCACGGCCTGGTCGACTTGGGCGTTGAAGGCCGACATCTCGGTCTGTTGGCTCTGCTGGCTCGTCCAGTCGGTGAAGCCCTTCTCCATATTGTCGAGCCGAGTCTTGATGTATTCGTTTTGGGCGGCGGGGTCGGTGTCGTCCCATTCGGGTTGCGACCACTCCTCTTCGAGGCGCTGCTGCTCCGCCGTTTGTTCCTTCATCCAGGCGTCGAACTGCTGAACCCGAGGCGCCAGGGTGTCGAGTTTCGTTCTCAGGGTTTTCAGTTCGTCTTCCGCGGCCTTGCGGCGCTCCCGCTCCTCGTGCATTGCCCCATGAGGAACCGTCTTGGCGCCCTCCGGCGGCGTTTCCACGGTCGTGTCAGGGGTCTCAACGGTTGTATCCAAAGTCTCGACGGTGGTCTCTTCAGTGGCAGTTTTTTCTTCGTCCATCACAATGCCTCAAGGATGACGACAAGGGCCTCTTCATCGGCCCTGTCTCGGGCGGCCCGCCAGTCGGTGAGCCATTCGCTGGTTTGTTTTTTGAGCGCGCGGATCTCGCGTTTCACGAGCGCCTTCTTGCGCTTCCGCTCGATCGTCTCTCTGACCGCTTTGGCTTGTGCCTCGGCGATCGGCCTGAGGATATCGAGGCTCTTCTCTAACTTGTCGTAGTCCTTCTTGAGCCAGCGCGCCTTGTCGAGGAGCGCGTCCAGGTTCTCTTGGGCGGCGCGGGCCGCGCGGTACTGCTCGAGATATTCCTCGGCCGTGAAGGGCCATCGGATCTGGCGTGGGCGGCGGCCGGTGAGTTCAACGCCGCCCCCTGGCGCCCAATACCGGGGAGCAAAGTATCGGGGCGCAAAAAATCTGGGTGCGAACACTAGGAGGCGTCCAGCGTCACCGCGGTTCGGTTGCCGTCAGCGTCGACCGTTGCCTGAATGCGGTTCTTGGTGTCGGCCGTGTCGCGGATATTCACCGTCGTCGTGGCCGCACCGTTGACCTTGCCGGCACTGGCCGCGAGCACGAGGCGCATGACTTCCGTTAGATCCAGCGAGTTTTCGATGACGCTCGCCATGACGGCGGTCGCGATTCCTGACGTGGTTAGGTAGCGGTTTTCGATGGAGAACTGCGCAAGAACCGATACCACCGTCTGGCTTGCGACCGTCTCGTCCGGCGTCAATACGACAGTGTAATCAGTACCCGTCGCCCAAAAGCCAGCATCGCCCGTGTCATTCGACGTGTCGATCGCAAGCAGGTGCAGCCCCGTTGTACCGTCGAACGGGCTCGTCATCGTCACGCCATTCGTGGACGTCTTCTGCGTCGCTGAGTTGTTCTTGTAAATATCTACGTCTGCCGCCTCAAAGGCGCTGGACGGTGCGACGGCCCCACCACTCGCGTCGTGTGTCGTAAAGAAAATATAGACGGTCGCGTCTTCAGCGAAGTCCCCGATCCATTTCATCGGACCAGCCCCGCGTCGACGAGATTGGGAGCGCCGCCAGCCAAGGTGTAAGTAATATCCAGAACAGCGGAATCGTCGGGGCCGTCTCCGCCAGCAGCAAACTCAACGTTGTGTGACGCTCCCGCCGAGCCGGTATGAGTAATCGCGAAACGCATGTTGTTTCCCGAGGCCCAGCCGGAGCGACTAGTGATCTCTGAAATGATCGGGGCGACGTTTATTTCTTCCGTTCCGGTTGTGGTCGTGGCGTTGAATGTGAAAGAGGCCGTGGCCGTTGTTTTCGTGATCCCTGATGGCAGATCCGTCGTTTCGCCGAATGGGCCGGCGTTATCGACATCATCCGCGAAGACATGAAGCGTCCCTGATCCCGTGCTATTGTTTTTGAATAAACTCAGTGTCGCCGATTCAATGGTCGCGTTTTTAGGAACATTGATTGCCAGGAAGCGCAATCCGCCCCACACCTTAGAAGCCGTAGCTATACCCGCTACAATATTGCCTGCTTCAAAATATGCAGCCGTGGTCGCTGTCGTTAATACCTCCCGCCCCGCACCATGTTCGATGGTTTCGTCCGTTACGCTGGGGTCGAGAAAGACCGGATACTTAGCAGCATTCTGCCATCTTCTTTGACGTGTCCGCTTACTTGCCTCAACGCTGACTCGGCCTGTCCAAGTATCTGTGAAGACGCCGTTTTCGTTGGTGACGACCATTTCGCATTTATTGCGGTTTGCATCCCAACCTCTTGCTTTCGCAGGGATGTCCTTATTGCCGGAGATATCCCATACGAATGATTTCGGCGCCCGATTGTTGAGCAGCTTGCGGACAGTCTTTATCTGCCCAGAACGGACCTCGATGATGATTTCATGGTTGTCGTAAGTGTAGATGGCCGTGTTGTCGTCAACCTTAAATCCGTTGGGGGCCGGGGCACGGAGACTTAGCACCGCAACATCGCTGCCTTTCGTATAGGTAAACGACGGATGGTTCGGGTCTATCTCACACTGAAAATCCAAATTGGCGGCAACGAACTTGTCTCCCTTTGCGACAAGGGTGTCGTCTAACTCGCCGCCATCAGCGGTATAAATAGGGTTCCGGGAAAGAACGATTCGATGACGGTCGTTCCCCAGATTGACTTTCTTGCCGAACCGGGATTTGGCCACTTCGATACCGGATTCCAGCGGCTCTCTGATTTTGAGTCTGTCAACCGCCTTCATGCGCCGATGTCCAAGTCTTCGATCTTGTAACGGCAGAGCTTCGAATCGATAGTAGCCGCGGCCTTGTTTGGGTCTATCGGCCACCCCTCATTGACGAGTTTCGTGAATGCGTCCAACGGGCGGTCCCAGACATCCCGGCACCAGAGTTCGGTCAGCACAACGTCGCGTCTTTGCCGGAGAATGCCGCTGACCAGAGGCATGACGTGTTTAGCCTCCTCAACCAATTCATCGGCCCTTTCCGGCCGCTTCATCCAAGCTTGCAGTGATTGACGGATTTCCTCGTAATCTCGCCACATGAAGACAACTCGATATGGATTATCGGCGGCCTTTAGTCTTAACGGCCCGCTCCTTATGAACTTGACCACCATCCCCTCGTATTTATCGGGGAAATCTTCAGCCCAATATTCAGAGCGGTGAAGTTCGTAAAGCGACTCCGGGTTCATTTGGTAGTGCTCGTCCCCGGTCTGGCCGATGAGCTTGTCTCGAACTTTGTTACGCGCCGCCGGAATGCCACCAGCTTCAATGGCTCGCATCATCCCCGTGGATAGGGTGCGCATGAAGCCTGAGACGATGTAGATCAACCGACCTCAGCCCCTTGAATCGAACCATCCTCGCCCCGGATCACCTTGACCCGTTTCGGCGCCGAGATGCGTTTCTGCAATTCCTCGTTGGTCTGTTTCTGCTGCGTCTGAGCCGCCTGGATCATGTCCCGAAGGTGATCCTGCTCCTGGCGGGAGGTCTCGAGCGACAGCCGCCACTCCTCCATCGCGGCATTATGTGAGTCCCGCACGATGTCGAGCTCGGCTTCTCTCTGTTTGAGGAAGAAGTCGAGTTGTTCGTTCTGAGCTTGGGCCTCGATCTTGTGGACCTCGGCCACGGTCTTCGCCATGTCCACTCGTGACGCCTCGATGCCGGCCTGAGCCTCCACCACTTGTGCGTTTGCTTTCCGGGTGTCGGCTTCGATCTTCTGAGATTCGAGGCCGAGTTTCTGAAGTTCGATTTGAAGCTTCTGCTGCTCCATCTGCCGGGCCTGCTCGGCCGCGGGATTCGGTTTCGTAATCGCCGAAGCGATCTTCCCTGCGACGGAAAGGGGCAGAGGCGAGTATCGGACGAGTTCCCCCCAGACTTCTGCGGGCAAGTCGGCCCGCATCAGAGACGGCATCAACTGGGTCAGCGCGGCCCAGATCGTCTCTTTCTGATTCGGGCTCGAAGGCGCCTGGTCGACGATGATGTCGAATTCCTCCGACCCCTGGGAGCGGACCAGGGGGATGTAGCGGGCATTCTCCCCATCGACCCGGATCAGCCGGCCGTCACTGATGTAATCTCTGATGAAGGCGAGGAGGACACGGCCCTGTTCTTTCCGATAGCGTTTGAGGGAATCAAACAGACCCCCCAAAATCATGAAGGCCGATTGCTTCCGGGCATCCTCGACCATGCCGGGCTGATCTCTATCAGCGAGCCCCATGACCTCGACGTTCACACCGGAGACATCTCTGATTGAAGTGACGGCGAAGCCCATCAGCTTGTCCAGACCCGAGGGGTAGGTGATCGCCTCTTTCTGCTGGATTTTAGCCAAACCGCCCGGCCGGAGCCAGGTGATCGCGTCGGGGTTGGTCCAGTCCTCCTCCGCCTTTCTTGGATTCTGGAAGGCGTCGGACTCGGCGAGGATTCCGCCTTTGGCGTTCGAGTTGATCACATGCAGGGTCTGGGACAGCCACTTGTTGGCCCAGCGCTGGGGGTCTTTCATCGACCTCACCAAGCCGTACCAGAGCCCGGTATTCCGCTCCCTCTTCGCGGTGATGAACTTGTAGTTGAAGCCCTTCTTGTACGGAGCCTCCCCTTTCTCCAGAAGGGTGTCGCCCGAGATGTAGGCCCGGAAGTAGCCGAAGCGGTTCAGCTTGACCGATTTCAGTTTTGGAATCCGCTTCAGGAGGATGTCGTATTTTTCCTGCGGAAATTCCGCCACCTTCTTCGTTATGGGATCGGCGACGCGGTAATAGGTCTCCCCTTGTCGCCACTGGTACTCCAAAACTTTGATCGCGCGCTTCGGCTTGACCGAGTCAGGCGCCCTGTAATCGTCTCCGGGGTCGACAATGTCGGGTTGGGCATGCTCCCGGTCCTCGATCGAGGGATCGTCCCAGCCCAGGTCCTCGAACCGGCCCGGGAACATCTCTTCGAACTCGTCCCGGTTCATTTCCCGGACCCGGAACAGGAACCGGCAGTCGGAGAGATTCTTTTTTCGCGCCGCCGGATCCCAGTACATCTCGAACGGATCGACCCGGACGATTTCGACATCCCCTTCGGGATTTTCGTCGAAGTTCATCCTCGTTTCGGTCACACCGATTCCGGACACCACGGCATCCATGAAGGCGTCGGACTCCTCGTCCTCGGCGTCGCAATTATCTCTCACCCAATGGGCGGCCGCGGTGAGGAGTTCGTTTACGCCGGCATCCCCGATCTCACGCGGGATGAAGCGGACCTCCTGTCGATTCGAGATTTCCGCTCCGACAACGGAATCGATGACGGGACCGACGCGGTTGAAGGTGATCTCAGGACGTAACTGGTCCCTCAGGATAGCTTTATCTTGTTCATCCCACTGATCGCCGGAATAGAAGTCGTAATCTTCTCGGGCCTCCTGGCGCCATTTCGATTGATGGTCGCGCGCCGTCTTGAACCGCTGGAGGGCGTTGGCGACAAATTCCTCCTCAGCAAGTTCGTTGGGCGTTTTTTCAGTCATCTCCTGGGGCATCAGTAGCTCATCCAGCTATTCGGGCGGCGCTTCTTGCGCCATTTCTTGCCTTCGAAGAAGATTTCGTCTTTCACGTCCGATTTACCGGCCAGGGTAAGCAAGAATGCATCCGCCACGTTGGGGGATTTGACCCCCCGGCTTTTGAGATCAGATTTTGACTCCACCACGACCTTGCCGGCCGCGTTGTAGGCGTAATAGGGCGTGGAGAGTTCGTGGATCAGGCGCGGGTCGTCCGAAATCGAGACATCCTTCCCCTCAAACCACTGCCTCCCCTTCCACCAGAGCTCATCCCGGAGCCGAAAGAACCTGTCCCTTGCCGAGGCGACCTCGCCGACATTGATTCCTCTTGCCGGGAGGCCTTGGTCCAGCATCAGATCCAACACCCCTGCTCCGACCCCGATCGAATCGACCATGATTTCCTGAGGCCGGTCCTCGGCTTCCTCATATTCGTTCTGAACCAACCCAACGACTTGAGTCGTATTTTTGTGCTTCCACGTCTTGGAAGGTTCCGGAAGCCGGCGCCCGACCCTTTTGATCAGTGCGGTTTCATCATCGCCGAACCTCGCCACATCCAACCCCCAGATCGGTTGGTACATCGAGGAATCGATTTCCCTCTCAATGGCGGATTCGATCCAATCCAGCGGAATGACCTGCTCATCCTCGGTTGAGGGAAATTCACCAAGAACCCGGACCCGGTAGGCGTTGGAATCCTCGCCGTACCGCTCCCGGATGTCCTCGATATGCCCTCGGGCCCGTTCAACGTCTTCAGAGCTGACCCGGATACAGACCCAGCGGTCCCTCATCCGATGGAAGGCGTCGTAGAAAAAACCGGAGAGACGGGTCGGGTTGCCGGCCATCAACACCTTCGCGCCAGGCGTACTCAACGCCCCCTGGGCGACCTCAAACACCGGCTCCGGAATACCGGAGGCCTCCTCGATCACAAAAAGCAGGTTCTCGGCGTGAAATCCTTGAAGAGCCTCCGGACGGTCCTTCGAAGCCGTCCGGGAAACCGCAAAGCACTCCTCGGGCGCCGCCTTCAGAAAACAACGCTCCGTGTTGATCTCGAACTGAGACCGAATCTCATCCGGCAGACGACGCAGCCACAACGCCAGCTCCGCCCACGTCACGTCCCGCAACTGCTTCTCACTATTCGCCGTCGCCGGAATCTTGCAGGGGAAGTGCGTCAGCATCCACCAAATGATTGCCCACGCCAATAACGCCGTCTTCCCCACACCATGACCCGACCGAATCGCCACACGGTCATGACGGTACAACGCCTCCAAAGCCTCCCGCTGCCAAAGGTCCGGCGTCGCCCCCAACAAACCCTCGACAAGCGCCACCGGATGATGAGCGCGCTGAAACGCATCCATCCACGCCGGCCTGACAGCCGCCTGGGGAGGGCCTAAATCCATCTAATAAACCTACGGTTGGTAAAAACCCGCCCTCAGGGGCATATTTCCCAATTCCACAAATCACTTCCTCGCGGGAAAGTTTTATTTTTTGGGATTTTTGGGCCGAGAACAGCGCTGAGAGAGAAATTCAGGTATATTTTTGGGAGGCGGGATGGGTGAGAGGTACCCCAACCTCAACCGCAGCCGGAGTCCCGCCCCCGCCACCCCCGGGGCCCCTGGGTGGCGGTTTTGCTGGGG